CGATCAAGCGGTTCGTTCAAATATAATTTATTACCAATTTTAAATAATACTTTATAATACTTATTAGGAGCATCTTCAAAATAAATAGTAGCATTTGAAAAATTCATCAAAGTGTAATTAATTAGATCACCACTAATTAATGTATCTACTTTAAATGAAACTTCTTTCTCACCATATTTATGATTTAACTCAGTTACTAACATCGGATATATTAAACTTCCGTATCCAATACGCATATCATCAGTTATATTATTTTCTATTGTAGCTTCATTTAATTCTTCATTAATATCGATAATTTTTGTAGTTAAAGCTAATTCCATATCTAAATCTAATATATTGATTACAGCACCAATCTTCAACATATCAGTATTATCGATATATCTTATTGTATTAGGTGAACTTACTTCTGTTATATATATAGTACGATTTTCATTAACTGTTAAGTTGTTAATACTACCAACACCTGAAACATTTGAAATCAGCTTATATAACTCACGAATTGAAACTTCTTCCCCAAAATCACGATTTTTCCATCCTAAATAATTATTAACTACTTCTCTAATTTTATTTGAAACAACAGAGGAAGATATATTCGCATTAAGACTGACATTAACATCGACATCATAAGGTATAAAAGTAGGATCTATTACATCGACTTGTGTAGCTACAATTTTTTTACCCTCTAAAAAATTCTTTATATAATTTCTAAAAGACTCAGTTGGATATCTCTGTTTTTTAGGAATTACACATATTTTAACTCCAAATATTCCAACTTCATCCATTAATGAATTATCAATGACTGAAACTTTTTCAACTCCAGGTATCATATAAGTGACATCTTCAAAGTCTTGCCGTGTTACACATCGATTTTGAGTTCTGTAAATACTAGGTACATTTCTCTTTACTTCATCAATTGATTCACCGTCTGATGCACCAACAGCATTTTGTTCGTTAATTACTTTAATATTTGGTACAACACTATTTTCAGAATCATATATAAAATCATTTATTTCTGTAATCTGAAACGGTAATACATTATGATTTGAATTTACTCCAACAGTATACAATACATTAACAATTAAATTTTTAGCAGGATTTGCACCAAAATTCCCATCACCAAATGATATATATCCACAAAATTGATCATCATAATCAACTGTAAAGTATTTATCTTGACCTGGAATATCAATAAAATCTACTTCGGTATATAATTCATCATTAACTGTTAATGATTCTACAGAGCTAACAGGAAATTGACGTAATTTATACCTTCTTCTTGGTTCTCCAGTAGAAATAAATGATTCTTCTACTAAAGTACCAGATTTTGCTTCAACCTCTACAACAGTTTCTCCAACATAAAGTATTTTATTTTCTGTCGTATAAAATGGTATACCATTTTTAGACATAACTGTAGTATATTTAGGTATCATTATATCCTTAGAGTGCGGTTTATCTAAGTAAAATTTAAGTGTCACAACTGATTGACTAGGAGGGCTAGGCTTGTAACCTACAGTTCTAGCAAGAGAATATACACCAGTTTTCGTTTTAGCTGTTGGTAGGAAACATTCATTGATACTCATATTTAAATAGTAATTCATAAGTGTTGCTTCATAAGCAAAAGCTTCTAATAACTCTACTCCAAAGTTACTAGCTAAAAAATCTGTCCACCGATTTGGTAATCTAGCTTGAACTCTACTCTTTAAAAGCTCCATAATTTCTTCAAAATCTATCGGTAATCTTTCAATATCTGTTAAATTCAAATTATCCATATGGTTTAACCCCTAATATAAAAACTAAAATTATCTTCAATACCACTTGTTTTATAGTAAAATGATACCATTATTTTGATAGTATGATTGTCATAATCTATATCAAAATATACATCTCTAACTACGATCCTTGGTTCCTGAGTATTAATAATATTACTTATTTCATTTCTTAAATCTTCAATAATTATTTCATCTAAAGGTTCAAATAACATTCTCTTTAAATTATGCCCAAATTCAGGTTGCATTACCCGTTCACCTTTAGTAGTGCCAAGAATTCTTTGTATAGAAGCGCGTATTAAATTACGATGATCATTAATTTCCATTAATCCAGGAACATAAGTATCAGTATCTATAAGTATAGGAACTGGACCGCTGTAACCAGCTGCTTCTCTATTTTTAGGATATGTATACTCGTAGCTGTAAGACATTTAATCACCTTTTTTAACTCTTTAGATTAAATTTAATCTCTTAATTTGCAAAAGTATCAGTACTACTAGTAGTATGTTCTCCAGCTTCACCGCATTTTATACATTTAGTATCATCATTTAATCTAGTTAAATTTAAATCATTGACAAAAACATCTGGACTACCTTCAATCGATTCAAAAGTACCACTATGTGGACAATTAGTTGGACCGGTATCAGTTAATCGGTGTGCTTTTAAATCATTAATATATACATCATTACTTCCTGTATCGTTAGTACCATTTCTAGAATGAGGACAACAGTCTAAGCCTAAATCGCATATTCCAACTGTACGATCTGTAACTCGAGTAACTCCAGGCATTATCTATGCTACACTTCCTTCATTATTTTCATTTACAATAGCTCTATATTCTCCTTCATAAAATGTAGCTGCAGGTTCCATATGCATTCCTTCATCTTGACCATTCCATGTATTTAACGGACAAGCTATACCATATTTTGCAAATATATAGTAAACTTTCTCCCTTTCATTACAATCATAAGAACTATAGTTAAAATCAAATGCCGCTCCATATTTATGCATTGAATCAGATGCACCATACCTGTTTCCACTTCTAAATCCGTCGGTAAATTGAAATTTTTCATATAAAGTTGGTTCATTTTTCTGCATATAATCTAAAGCAGCTTCTATTCTAGAAGCGAATTCACTATTAAATCTATAATCTATATTACCTTTTCTATGTCTTTTTAATGTGCGTATATCTTGTTTATAATATTGTTTCATAGCACGACTAGCTTGTCTTTGAGTTGCACCCCACTGTCGCATTGGTGAGGCTTTTTGTGATTTACATTCATTACCTAAGCTAGGACCACCAGTTGAACTAGATTGATATACTGGATTAGCCTGATCACCACAATTAGTATTAACTTTTATGTTATAATCATCTAGCTCTCTTTGATATTTATCTATTTCTTCTGGGGTCATAATTTCAAGTTCAGCTTCTGTTTTAATATACTGCAATGGTATAACAATTTCTTTACCAGATGGATTCAATTTAATATAATGATCTGACATTATAACTACATCATGCGCCGCATGAATTACAATGTCACCGTCATCAGAGAAAGTTATCGTCGATCCATTACGATGTTTAAGCTCAATATACTGAGTATTATCATCAAACATTATATAACCGCTATTAGTTTTTATAATCTTTCTATCAGGATATACATCTTTAACTTCTGAAGGTACTACATTTTCTTTTTCTCTAAATATTGCGCCCAACCATAATGGTTTATAGGGGCTTCCATTTATAAACATAACTGATATCAAAGAATTCAATTCTGGAATAAAAAATATACCCTTATCATTATGACCATACGGAAAACAAGGCTCTGCCCAAGGAAGATCTTCTTTTTCAATATTTCCATAAACAGATGGGATTGAAATTTTCAATCTACCAAGTTTCTTAGGGTCATCATTGTCAACTACTAAACCGATATATATACCTGTAAATTTAGATGCCACTTGTAATAGGTCCTCCTTCTGGACTCTCCATACCCTCTGAATCAAGCTCTGAACATAATACCATATGCATATATGGTTGATAAGGGTGCACATTAGTCATTCCATAATTATATGTTACAGATGCAATATAATACAAACCGTCCAAGTCCTTAGTTTTACCGTCTTCTTGACTGATAATTTCTAAACAATTCAATGGAGTTAATTCAGGTATAATCTCAGCAAAAGTATCAACTAATTTTCCAAAAGTATATACTCTATGTCTAAGATTAGAGATATATATCTTCTGTAATTCTTCCTCATCAATACTACCAGTGATATATTGAGACGCAAAACCTTTATGTTGTTTCCGTATAGAGCTCTTTGAATTTAAATAACTTTGTCTAGTCATTGAATCAGGAGTGAAGCTTTTGAAATCATTATAACCACGATTAAAATGCAGTAAATGATCTTTGCTCCCATATTTTTCAATTAAACTTTTAAAATCAGTAGAATATACTATTTCTTTTGAATTCTTTATCATATCTAATTTTACTGTATATGGTGTCTTCAAACTCTGAGTTATTGGGGCAAAATACGCTTCTTCATTGAACATAAAAAAAGTATAGAGTAAATCCCCGCTTGTCGACTTAGCATATGGTAACAATGACCTTATCATTTCATAATCAGTTAATTGAGCTTGTAACCAATTATAACTATAGCTTGTTGGTTCTATCCTATTTACTTTTCCACCATTCCTAGATACTAGCTTATTAACTATCTCAGAAATCGTAGTCTTTCCATATGATTCATATTTTTCATCAAGCTGCATTACATAAAAAACAGGATCAACACATTTTAAACTGATCAGCTTACCTGAATTAATATCACTATACTCGATATCCATTTCCGTTATTTGAAATTTTGTGACTTCATAGTTAATTACACAAAATCTAAATGGTCCAGAAAAGAACTTGTTATTATGCTTGAGACTATATAATTCATCTTCAAACCAAACTTCGACGATTCTATCTTTGATTGGAAGTTTCTCGATATTCTTAAAATCTTCAAAATAATCTGCATTAATCATCAATAAAATTTCAGCATATACAGATGGGGTGTATTGGGAGAGATTATATGAAAAGCTCTTAACAACTACTGGATTATGGTTAAACCATGATAATCTAGCTCTTGTTATAAAGTAATCAAAATATTGTACAATATTATACAAAATAATACACCACTATTTCTCATAATATCTAATCAGATAATATTCAATATAAGACTTTGGAATAATTCTTAAGACAGTTCCTTCCTCAATATTAAAAGGATCTATAATGTTATTAACTGCTGCTATGACCCAAAACAACTCTGGAGTCTTATAATACTTCCAGGATATTAAGTCTAATCGATTAACTTCATTTTCTTTAACTCTATGAGTTAATTCACCAGTAATATAACTGGGAATATCATCGACAAAATTTTTTAAAAATAATGGTAATACACCGATATTTTTGAAATTATATAATTCAGAATTTACTGCCATATGATGTTTACTATCATTTTTTGAGGGTTCAACTTTTTCTCCATAGTTTACATCGATGAATTCTAATCTTTGACTATAATCAGATACCATTATTCAAGCACCTCATTTAACTCACTTAAATTCAAATATAATAATTCATTAATATTATTAGCTGCATTAGTATCTATCTTTTTAGCTTGATCATAAACTTGCTTGTATTTGACAACTTCTCCTTCAGTTAACAAACCAGCATTCTTTAAATCATCTGATCTTTCATATAATAATTGATTAACATATTTTAAATCATCTAGACGTTTTAACATTTCGGTTTCTAATAATATTAAATCAGAAAAATAAAGTGTTGTTAAAGGTGCTAAATCATTATATTGTGTAATATCACTGTTTAAATTTTTATTTATTTCATTTAATGTATATGAACTTTTTTCTATATATAAATCATCAGTATATATTGCTTCATTAAAATTGTTTTTAGTTATGGATCTTGGACTTTCTAAAATTTCTATTAACCTTAAAATATTACCATATAGTTCAGCAACATTATTTAAACTTATACCAGAATCTATTGTTGTTAATAAATTTGCCACTGGCCAGTATAAATCAACAATTGTTTGAACTGAATTATTTAATGTAGAGTCAGATGATCTGATAATTCTAGACAACGATGTCAATGATCCATATAAATCATTTTCTTTAATATTAATTAATAAATTAGCATAACTCGATATATCTTGTACAGAGCCTATCTTATTTTGTATTTGTCTAGACAACACTAAAGATTCATTATTATTATCCATACCTAAGAAATTGAATTGATCATTATTCATATTATTTATTATATCATTATAATTATTGTTAATTAATTGTATAAAATCCGGATCAAAACTTAATAAATTAAAATCCTGATCGATATTAAAGTTTTTCATATTCTGATATACTCTATTTAAATTATCATAATTAACAGCGGTGTAATCAAAATTTCTATATCTATCATACGCTCTCTGTATAGCTACTAAATTCGGTTCATTAACATCAATAGTTGATATACCTAAATTATCAATAATATCAGGAATATCAGTTGGTGTATTTTCACCACCAGATATAGTAGTTATTAAATCTTCATCTTTATAATCCATACCAAATAAAATTTGTGGATTATCTGATAATACAAATGATCGAGCTATTTCATTTCGTGTATCACTCCATGAATACATAAAGACGTTAATAAATCGAAGACTACCGCGAATAATCATTGGAAACATTTCATTTCCTAAATCAAGCATTTCTTCACTTGTTCGAATATTTACTTCTCTTAAGAATCCTTTAAATCCCCTATATAAACCACCTAATTTAATAGATAACAGTGGTGGATATAAAAAACCAAATGCTCTAGGATATACTAAACCTTGAAGAGCACCTAAATAAGCTCTGACATT